CAATCCAGCGACCTCGTCGACACGCCTTACTGCCTGTTCGGAAACTACGCTGAGTCTGTGCCTACGTTCGACGTGACCATTCATGCGGTCCCGGCGGCGTTAACGGTTCCGTATCCGCGGCTGGAAGATCCTGGCTTTTATACGGCCGGCTATTTCCGTGCGCGGCTGGCCAGTGAAAAGGTGACAACGGTCAAGCTGCGGTTTTTTGGCGGTCGGGTTCGGGCTTCCACGGTCACGTCCAGCCAGCTGACCCTTACCCGCGACGGCGAGGAAGTGGAGGGCTGCACGCTGTCGCAGCTCGACGCGGAGACGTGGCTGGTGGCAGTTCCCGAAGCGGCTCAGACGGCCGGTTCGTTTTTCGTCCTGACGTACGACCCAGATGGCGACGTCGTGGCGATCGACAATGCAGGCAACGAGATCGAAGATGCGCCCGTTGTGCTGGCTACCCGCTGTGCGTGGCTCATGGCCAGCGAGAATGGCTGGCCCAAAAAGAGCGACACGCAAGTGACGAAAAATCTCGACCTCGGCCCGATCGCAACGATTGGGCAGGCAAACGAGACGTATGACGAACAAACAGGCGAAATGGTGCTTGATAGCACCGGCAACGCATTGATCACCGACTGGGGCACCGTGCGGTCGTCTACCGAGGTCGACGAGTTTGACCCCAACCTCCCAGAAGATTCCCCCGCGACGGCATTGTGTTCGTGGTTTGGCTTAGACACCACGATCGACCCGTGCCCGCCCAAGGCGCTGCGGTGCCCGGCCCCGCGATCTGAACAGCGTCACTCGTCGCTTTTTCGTTCGTCTGAGGACATCCACAGTTTCCGGGTGTCGATGGTCACCAAGGCACCGATGGACTACCGCCCGCCCATATGGTTGACGCATACAGTCGGCCGCACGCTGTATGGCAAGCGGCTCCCCCAGAACCTGTGGGGCTGCTTGATCGCCACGCAGGCGATCCCGCTAGATCCCGCGCCGGTCAACTACTTCGGAAGCCCACTGCTCTACAGCTACGCTGTCGAAGCCGGCGTGTTTTGGTTGGCTGCCGGTCGTCAGGTGCTTGAATATGGCGGCCGAAAGACCGCGGTCCTCGGTGAACTGATGCTCGAGGTCCGGCAGAGCCTGCTGGTCCGGGAAACATACCTTGGGACCAACCGCTATTTCCTGCAAACCGACGCTGACGTGATCACGCTGTCAAAGGACAAGGAAGACCTGCTAGTCAGTGGCGAGGCCATCGAATACCCCAGCGTTTTCGATTCCAGCATGGTAGCCCCCTTCAAGCTGGCCTATTGGTGGCGCATCGAGAAGGTCTAGCAGACCCCCTCCAAAATCTGGGCCGACCGGCTGAAAATGCGGGCGAAACTGGCGTTGGACGCCACGCGAGCCGCGGCAGAATCAGATTAGAGGAGGCCACGATGGCACGGGCTCGCAGGACTCGCACCGTCTACATCGCCGACCAGCGGTGGAAGATCGTGCGGGCCAGGCTGCGAGGCAAGTACGGCGAATGCGACTACACGAACCGAACGATCCGCATTCACCACACCTTGGCCGGCACGGACCTCCTCGACACGCTGCTCCATGAACTGATCCACGCCCGGTGGCCGGATCTGTTGGAGTCGAGCGTGGAGGAGTTTTCGGAAACCCTAACGGCCGTGCTGGACGCGGAACGCTTCCGCCGGCCCGAAGACGAGGAGGACTGATGGCAAAGCGGCCCCCGCTGATGGACGACGTGCTGGCCAACCTGCCCAAGAAGGGGACCACGCCCTGGCACATGAAGCTCCCGCCTGACCTGCTGGACGAGCTGCGGCAGGTCAAGGCGGCGTTTGAGGCCGGGGCGATGCCCAAGGCGACCAGAACCGGGCTGGCGTTCGCCCTGTCGAAAAGCCTGAAGGCCCGCGGGATCGACATCGGCCATCGAGGAGTTGAGCAGTGGCTGCAAACAAAAAGTTGATGGACGAGGTCGGGGACGAGCTGGCCAGCGTCGACCGCCTGGCGGCTGATGCCGAGATTGCCCGCCTTCGCAGCGAGGTGGCGAGCCTGAAGGGTCGCTACAAGGCCGCGCTGGCCCAGATCGATCGGGAGCGCGAGCGCGCGGACGCCATCGCCGGGATGGCCGGCATCAAGGCCAAGCCGGTCAAGCCCGGCCGTTTGACCAAAAGCGTCAAGGGATCGGCCACGGTGATCGTGGCCCTCTCGGACTGGCACGTTGAAGAGCGGGTCGACCCGGTCACCGTGAACGGCCTGAACGACTACGACCTCGACGTGGCCGACCGGCGGATTGGCGAGTTGTCAGAGCGGTTCGCCGTCCTGCTCGAGCACCAGCGGCAGCTGGTCAAGGTGCCGCGGGTGGTGGTCTGGTTGGGCGGCGACTTCCTCAGTGGTCATATCCACCCGGACACTGCCGAGATGGCCCAGCTGCCTCCGCTGTCGGCGATCCGGTGGGCTGGCGAGCGGATTCGCGGGTTTCTGGACATGGTGGCCGACATGACGCCCGAGGTGATTGTGGCGACCAACAGCGGCAACCACGGCCGGTCGACCGAAAAGCTGCGGATCGGAACCGAGTTGGATCACTCGTTCGAGCAGCACATGTACCTGACGATGGCCGGGCAGGAGGCCCGCAAAAACGTCCGGTGGCAGGTGGGCGAGGGCTACTTGAACGTAGTCGACCTCGACGGGTTTCGCGTGCGGTTCCACCATGGCCATGCAGTTTCCTATGGTGGGGGGGTCGGGGGCATAACCATCCCGACGAACAAGGCGATCGCCGCCTGGGACCGGATTGACCGGGCCGACCTGACCGTGTTCGGCCACTGGCACCAGTTCTCCTGGCTGCGGGCCGGCCGCTACGTCTCCAACGGCAGCCTGATCGGCCATTCCGCCTACGCCACGCGGATCAAGGCGTCCTACGAGCCGCCCTGCCAGGCGTTCGTCGTGGTGGATCACGAGCGCCGCGAAGTGACCGACGCCAAGCCGCTGTTCTGCGACCGCGACCTGAAGCAGCGGGCCGCCACATGATCCTGGACAACAACCACCTAGCCGACATCCGGCGCCGCAAGAATCGCTATATGGGCCAGTGGACCGGCACTGCCGGGTCACTGGCCGCTGACTGTCATCATCTCATGGAGGACCGAAAAGAAATGGCCGCAACGATCGAGAAGCTGGAACAGGAAAACGCCGATCTCCGCCGGGCGGTCGAGGACAGGCTGGCCGGTGGCAGTGAGTCGTGTTGCGACGGCGGCCCGTGCCACCCGCAGGCGATTGTCGACGAGCCGGCCAGCATCCCGGTCGACTGGATCCTGCGTGGCCAGGCGGAACTGAAGTCGGAGCAGCAGGCCCCGCGGTTCCGGGGCGACAGCATTATTGCCGCGCCGGTCGACGAGGACGCGCCGGCCGCGGAGCGGCTGCTGCTGACGGCCCTCGAGGTGATCCGCGACCGGCGGCCAAAGTACGGCGGACCAAAAAAGCATTTCGCGCGCACGGTCGGCATGATCAACGCCGCCTTTGCCGAGGTGCTGAAACGACCGCTGACCGAGGCCGACTGGGCCGTGATCATGACGCTGGATAAGGTCGCCAGGTATATGGGGCCATCGAAAACGTCCGACGGACCCGTGGATCTTGCCGGCTACGCAGCGTGTCTGGCCGAGGTCGAAGCCCTGCCATAGCCCCTGCGAGTTGGCCGCCGCCCGTCGTAGCGTGACGGGGCGGAGGCTGACGTGATCGCAGACGCTCATTTTAGGACCAGCGGCGGACGCCGGGAGCCCATTGCGGCTCCGGGCGACTGCGTGTCGATCGCCAAACTGTTCACGCCCAGCCAGGCGACGTGGGGCAAGGTGACCAGCCGGCAGCCCGATCCCCGGTCGCGTGCCGCCCTCGAGCTGGCCGCCTTTCGGCTGGGCGTGAAGCCCGCCACGCTCGCCAAGGCCATCGTGATGGGGGTGTTTGATGGCTGAAAGCCTGAGCGACGAGCTGACCGGCACGCTGCGGACCGTGTTCCTGTTCAGCCGGACCGACACGCAGGAACTGGGGTCGATCGCGAACACCGCAAGCAAGATCACCAACTACCAGTTCACCGACGGTGCTGGGTCCGGGCAGGCCGACCTGGTCTACGCCGAGACCAGGACGATCCCCGCGAACACGATGGAAACGTTTGACCTTCTGAACCTCGACCAGCCAACGCTGGGCGTGAACGTGGCGTTTACGTTCCGGCAGCTGCGGGCCATTCGGGTCGTGAACGAGTCGGCCGTGTCGGGCCAGAAGCTGTTTATCGGGGTCAATCCTGGCTCGCCGACGTCCGTCTACGCGGCCGAGGTCGGGCCGGGCAGCGAGTGGCACGCGGTCAACTACCTGAACAGTTGGCGGGTGACGTCGGAAAACTCCAACGTTTCGATCTCAAACCCCAACCCCACGGGCGTCAACTACTCGCTGTACCTCATGGGGACCAGCGTCACCGGGCCAACGGGACCGTAGCCAATGGCGTCGACGTTTTCGCTATCTGGGTCGCTACGGGTCTCGCCCATCTGGGTCGAGCCGCTCGACGCTTCCACGGTTACCGACGCCACGTCGGCGCTGATCTCGTTCGCGTTGGAGAACGGGACAGCGAGTGGCCAGGCCAATGCCTACTGGCGGGATCTCGTCAGCGTATCGGCGACCAGCACGACGACCATCAACCTGACGGCCCTGCCGATGAACGTTTTCGGCACGGCTGGCACGCTGGACATGGACCGGCAAAAGCTGCTGTTGATCCGAAACCGCTCGACCACCATCGGCCTGACGCTGGCCCTGGGCACCTCAGTGACCGCTGCCCTCAACGCTGGCGGCGTGGTGCTCGCGAGCAGCACCGCGGCCGGCTGGTCCGAGACATCGCTGACCCTGACGAACGCCGGGGCGTCCGCCGTCAGCGTCGAGGTCTACCTAGTGGGAGTCAAAGCATGATCGCCGACGCACCGATTTCCGCCGCCAGCCGGTTTACCGACGTGGTGAACGCCGCCCGGGCCTACGTCCTGACTGCCAAGCTGGCCGCGGCCGACGGCCTGACGTGGGCCGAGTTTGGCGAGCTGCTGGTGGGACTGCTGCGGCTGTCGGTCCAGGCGGCCGACCTGCTCAACGTGCCGGGCGAGCAGAAGAAGGCCGTCGTGATGGAGGCCGCCGCGGCCCTGTTCGACGCCGTGGCCGACAAGGCTGTCCCGACGCTGGCTTGGCCGTTCTGGGTGCTGGCCCGGCCGGCCGTGCGTTCGCTGGTGCTGGCCCTCGCGAGCGGGGCCGTCGAACAGATCCTGCCAATGGTGAGGGCTTCCTGATGCTGACCGCCGCGTTGATCATCGCCGCCGCCCTAGTGCTCGGCGGGAAAGACCTCTGGCAGAAGGTCACCGACCTGGCCAGCCGGCTGCCGCTGCCCGAGTTGTCGTGGCGGCAGGTGGCGGCGGCTGTCCTGCTGATCGGTGCGGTGGCTGCGTTCAATCTTGGCAATCCTGTCACGCCATCGCCAGCGCCCCCGGCACCTGACGGCCCGCTCGAGCTGCGGGGCCTGTTCAGCGGCCCGACCGGGGCCGAGGACGCCGCCCTGGTGGCGGCCCTGACCGGCGAGCTGGCCGACGAGATCGCTTGGGACGGCAGTCAGACCGAGCCCTTCCTGCGGACCGGCGTGGCCATCGACGACCTCCGGCAGCGGGCGAGGGAGTTGCGGTGCCGGGGCGTGTCGATTGGCCAGCGGCAGCCCGCGGCCCGGGACGCGATCGCCAAACACCTCGAGGCGGCCGTGGGGACGTCCGGCGGCCCGATCGACGAGGCGGCCCGGGCGGCGTGGGTGAAGGCCCTCCGCGAGATTTCGGAGGCGGCCACCCGTGTCACGCGCTGAGTCAAACGCCGTCCGGCTGTTTGTCACGCTGTTCCTGATCGTCGTGGGCGTGTTCGCCCTACTCGACGCCCGGCGACGCGCGGCCATTGGTGCGGCAGAAGGTGCGTTTGGCTGGCAACCAAACCCCGAGGGCGTGGCCGAGTTTCTCGACGAGCTGGGCGAGCGACGCTACTTCAGCCAGGCCGCTCCCGAAGCCATGGCCAAGGCCCAGCACGTCGACACGTTCCTGTATCGGGCCATGGATAAGGCCCACCAGGCCCGCTACGGGAAACCGTGGGTATGCGAGAAGCAGGGGATCGGCGACTGCGTGGCGTGGGGTGCCATGCACGCGGTCTGGTGCTCCGAAGCAATTTCGTGGGATCTCGGCCAAGTCGCCGAGCCGCCGCTGATGCCCGACCCGACCGCCATATACGGCGGCAGCCGGGTGGAGGCCCGCAACAAGCCCGAGGGGTCGGGCGGGTGGAGCGATGGCAGTTACGGCGGGGCCGCGGCCCGCTGGCTGCGGGACTGGGGCGTCGTCTATCGGCAGCCCTTCCCAGATTTGGGATACGACCTGACGACCTACTCCGCCGACCGGGCCAAGCAATGGGGCAACTGGGGCGCGGGCGGCCAGGGCGACAAGGGCCGGCTGGACACGATCGCCAAGAAACACCCGGCCCGGCATGTGGTGGCCGTCAAGACGTGGGACGAGCTGGTGGCCGCGATCACCTCCGGCTTTCCGGTGACCATCGCGTCGAACGTTGGATTCGCCAGCCGGACCGATGAGGTCGGCGCGCTGCAGGCCCAGGGCCAGTGGATGCACCAGATGTGCATCGTAGCGGTGCGCTTTGCCGACAAGTCGCCGCCGGGCGTCAAGCCGATGGACGCCGCCCTGGTCCTGAACAGCTGGGGAACTAAATGGATTTCCTACGCCGGCAAGTATCCGGCCGACCAGCCAGACGGCTCGTTCTGGGCCACGCGCGAGGTCGTGGAGCGGATCCTGCGACAGAACGATTCGTATGCGATTGGCGACGTGAAGAC